CAAAGAGGGTGAGTGTATCTCGCCGAATGATGTGGCTTTGTGTATGGTCGGCCTGAAGATGAGTCGGGAGACCCATAAGCACAAGCGTGACAACCTCGTAGACATGGCCGGGTACGTTCGCTGCCTGGCTCTCATCACCGCAGAGGAAGCATTGCGTTGAGTGTTCGGATAATCGCATGGCGCAGCTTGACAACCATGACGCCATTATTCGCGGCGCGGCCTTGATGCGGATCGAGAGATGTATTCGTTCCGGCCGCATTGATATTGACTATATCCTGGGAGTAATCGCCCAGGCCATGCCCGATCCCGAGCGGAGTAAACGCTTGAAACAAACCGGAAAGGAACCAGAAGATGAACCTGGCCCAGTGGCTCCAGCGGGGTAAGCCGATACCCGGTAGTTGCTACTACCGCGACTTCTGCGCCCTCTGCGGAGAACCTATTCGTGTGCCGAAAAGCCGATTGAACGTACCAAACGTTTGTCGGGACTGTCGTGGCCATCAAGCCCCGCCGCCGCGGACCGGCTTGACCAAGCGACAGCGATACGGACTGGCGCGTACAGATTCCTGAGATCGAACTATGACGAACGATACTCCCTTTGTCATAGCGCTGACTATCTGGGGCACCACCTGTATTTGTTACGTGGACCCGGAACGATCACCGTTAATGCCCCTGCCACCGCCGTTGTCTCGGGTCGTCTGCCGGTTGGCGGTCAATGACGTGGTTAAGGACGGCCAAGGGCGGTTGTATCGCATGGATTTCGACGGCGCCCATCGCCTTTGCCCGCCTCGTGTCTGCAAAATCGGGATAGGATAATCTAAGGAGAATGGCTATTATGTTGCCCAATTATGTCGCCGTTCTGCAAGCCTTGGTCAGAACCGGTAAATGGTGTACCCGTTCGCCCCACGAGAATCACATGGAGAGCACGCTTCCTACGATTGCCTGGAAGAGGAGGCTGCGCGAAGAACAAGTCCGAAGCTGCATTTATTACGCCAGAAAGCAAGGGTGGCATATCGACTTGGACCGTGCCTCATTCTGCTATTTGAGCAAGCGGCATGCCAACCTCGTTCTCAACTGGTTACAGCTAGTTGGTATTCCGACATGGTGCACACGCCGCGAAGGTCCATTTGCGCCGGAGACAGTCTCCCACTGGGTAGCCAGTGCCAAGGCCCAAGCTAAGCGCAAGAGAGTACGGCGAGCAAAAGGCGACAAAAGGGTCCGTCTTACCTCGGTTCAGTATGGTCCTCTGACGCTTCGGCTTCGCGTGCCCCTGTCCGTCATCATCAGGCAGGTCGGCTCGCAGACAGTAGCCGTTTGCCCGATCAGTGGGATGGTGGTCGCAGAAAGTGATGAGAAGAGCGCACTAGAGTCTTTCTGCAACCTGTTCTTGCGGCGGTGGCTGATAAATAGCCTGATTCCCCACAAAGATCTTTCGCACTCAGAAGTGATGCAAAGGCTATACTTCAACAAGTACGTTGTATTTAACGCTTAGCCTGCCGGCCTCATGCGCTGCTTGCGCCGGCGGTTCTCCAATGCCTGCTCAACGTTCCGGTAGTTGGCCTTCAACTTGCCGTAAAGGAACTTGCGTATTTCAATGGCCCGGCGGCGATCACCGTCTTGTTCCGCCTCGTAAAGCAAATCGTAATATTCCGACCGCAACGTCTGCCGCACCACGGCGACTTCCCGGTCCACGTCCAAACGCTGTTGCCGTCCCCAACGCAGAATAGCGCGGATTTCCTCGGCGGGAGCGTTCCGGCGGTAGGCGTTCCGCAGGCGGGCGCGGAAATAGTCATCGGCCTCCGGGGCGTTCTCGGCGGTCCCGAACAGGCTCGGGCGGCCCTGGGCACGCCGGCGGAGTTGCCCGGCCACGGTCCGGCCGACGCTGGTGGTCCGCGCCAAGCGCCGCAGAGCAGTTGCTTTCTTCTCCGGCGTCGCGCCGCCGGCGAACGACTTGACGACATTAAGGGCCGCCCATGCCATATCCGCCGCCGTGCCGATGGCCGCCGGCGTGAAGATGCGGACGATCCGGCCGGAATCGGTAGCCTCCAGAACCTGCAATGGTCGTTCGAGGATTCCCAACGAGTCGGAAAACAGCCGCAGGATGCGGTCCATCTTCTCCAGGTCGCGCTTGCGGGGCAACCGCCCGCGCAGCAGTTCCCGGATCGCTTCCTTGGCCACCCCGGCGAATACGGCGGCAATGGCGAACCGCAGGAAGGGAACGAAGTTACCGTAACCCATCTCGCGGAGAATATAACCGAGGGTATGCTGGGTCTGCTTGTAGGCCATCGCCCAGAATTGCGTCCAGAACCGCCCCGTCTCGGTGAACCACGAGGCGGGCAAATCCTTCGGGTCCGCCGAGAACTGGGTGATGTTGACCGCGCCCCGCATCAGCTTGCGGCGTTCGGCCGTACTCAAGGTGCCCCGCCGGACCATCGCCTCCACTTCCGAACTGCGGAAGCCTACGTCCTTGTGGGTTAGCTCCCGCATCAGGGCGCCGGGCACGATCAACCGGCCGGCCTTCTTGCTGCGACGGTGGGCGCGGCGGATAGCATCTTCCCACGCCCCCAACCCGGCGAAGGCCGCCGAGGTCCGGTTGATGACTTCGGCGGCGGACATCGGCGCCCGGGAGACGTTAACTATCTCCGACCAGACGCCTTCGGCGAAGAAATGGCGTACCCCGCTGTGTTCCAAGGCGCCGGCCTGACGTGCCGCCCGAATGCGTGACGGGTGCAAAAGGGTCGCCAACCAGTTGACGCCCGTCCGCGTCAAACCGAACCGCGTGGCACTGGTCAACTGGCCCCAGAGAATGTTCCACAAGGGCGACTCGATTCCGAACAATTGCAAACCGCTGGTGGCGGTCCGGGCCTGTCGCAGCAATCGCTTGGTCCCCCGGCCGCTGTCCGATTGCAGGCCCTCCACGTTTGATTCGTAGCCTATCAGCTTGCTGAACAGCCGCAGAAATTCCAGCTTGGCTTCGTCCGGGTCTTTACCCTGTGCCCGGGCGGTCTTTTCCGCCTCGCTGGCCCCGGCCAAGGCCCAAGTTTTCAGTCGCCCGTTTGAGAGGCGCACCATGCGGACGCGACCGTTGTCGTCCTCCACCTCCTTGCGCTGGTCCCACACAATGGCTTCGGCGATGCGCCGGGCGGCCTGCTGAATATGCCGTTCGACGGCCTCGTGCGGGTTCTCCAGCAGAAATTCCAGCGGGTACTCGAAGGCCCGATGGTACTGGAACCCTTTTTCCCTATGACCGATTTCCGCCTTGGGCACCTGGCCGGAAGCCAAGGCGTGGTACAATTCAGTCAACTCCCTGCCGGCCGGCTCGTACCGTCGCCGGTCACGCAGGAATTTCCGGGCCTGTTTCTTCCTGGACGCCAAAGACCATTTCTTGGTCTGCGGGCGCAGCGTGCCGTTGACGTATTCCATCTCGCGGGCCTGCAAATCGCCGGCAATCCAATCGATCAGGGCCTCGTAGGCCGGGCCGTTTTCATTCTGTATCTGCTTGCGGGTCTCGGTGTTGAAATACTGTGGCCAGTAGCCCCGCCGGATGCGGCGGAAGGTCTCGTAATCCGCTCCGCCCGGCACCGGCAACTTCAATTCCTCCAAGGTAATCCCGATGTCGTCCAGGAGGGCGGTCACTTCCGCCACGGCCCGGGCCACCCGCGGATTGGCCGGTCGGCGTCGGCCGCGCATGGCTTCCATGAAGTTGCGGTAATCCGACCGCCGAAGGTCCTTCATGGCCTGAGCCGCCATGTCTCGCCACTGGCCCACGAGGCTTTTTTCGTAGTCGGTCACGACGTGGAAGCTGTTACCGGCGATCCGACCCCACTTGGGGGCCATGAGGGCCAGCCGGTCGGTACTCTGCACCAAATCCAGCGGCCCGGTGGGTGCCGAGCCCAGCAGGCCGGTAACCCCGCGGTAAGGCAGGCCCAAGAGCCCGTTGACTTCGTCGTCGTCGATCCCCGGTTGGTAGAGCACTTCCGGCCCGCCGGCGTGGCCGTCGCCGGGTGCGCTGTCGGGATCGGATTCCACCTGCCTGTCCGGGGTGATCTCACCCAAGGTGAGTTCCTGCTTGAGTTGCTCCAGTTTGTTTTCCAGGGATTCTATCTCGGCCTGCTTGTCGAACGGTTTTCGGGCCTGCTTTTCGTAATCGGCAGCCTGCCGATTCACCTCATCTAGTTTTTGTTGTGTCGTTTCTATGCGGGCGGGCAGGTTGTCGAAGAAATTCCGCAATCGGGTCACATTGCCCGAAGCCGAATCACTCAAGGTGATCCTGTCCCATCCTACGATTATTTCGTAGTGTTCGCCGGTGATAGTTAGCGCCGCACAAAGGGTCGCGTCCAACCCGCACAGCTGGGCGATCTCTTTTTGTGGTTCGGCGCTTTGGGCGGCGGATTTTTTCGCCAAGGCGTCGAGTATCTCAACCAGCGGTTTACCGATCTTTTTGTCGCGGTAAACCGTCCCCCGCAATTTCATCTCCACCGCGCCGGTTTTACCGAAGGACTCTTGGAGCGCCCGGAGCGTTTCCAGCTTCCTATGGAGCAAGTTCGCCTCCCGCCGCGCCGCGGCTGCCCGCTGCTGGAAGACGAAGACGGCGGACCGATGAGCCATATCCTGGCCGCGCAGGTCGTTCAATTCGGATTCCAGGCGGACGACTTCCAGAATCTTGGGGTTCTCGGCCGCCAATGCCTTCACTTCAGCATAGCTCAAGACCAGATCGTCCACGTCACTGATGCGGCGCTGACCGGCATTGCCGGTGCGGAATTGCTGGATGAACTTCGCTTTGTTCTCCAGCGTCTGCCACATATAGGTGTCGAAGGTGCCCTTGGTGACGTAGCGGAGGATTCGCACTTTTTTGTTGCTGTTGCCATGGCGCAGAATGCGGCCGTCACGCTGCTCAATGTCGCTGGGCCGCCAAGGGGGGCTGAGATGGTGAGCGGCGTACAATCGCTCTTGGATATTCGCCCCCTCGCCCATTTTCGCCGTGCTGGCCAGCAAAACACGGACTTGACCCTCCCGGGCCTTGCGGAACAAGTTTCCGGTGTCTTTCTCCGTCTTGGCGTCGTGGATGAAGGCGATCTGGTCGGTCGGGACGCCGCGCTTGATAAGTTTCTGCTTGATGTCGTCGTACAGGTTGAACCCCTTGCCCGGCGCGGACAGGTCCAACCAGACGACCTGCAAGGATTTCTCCTTGGCCGTCTGTTTCCAAATATCGTACACGTTTTCGACGCACCGGTTCACCTTGCTGTCCGGGTCGTCGGCGGCGTGCGGGTCGATCAGGCGGAAGTCCAGTGCCGCCTTGCGGCCGTCCGTAGTGATATTCAGCATGTTGTCGATCTGCGGATCGACGGCGCCGCGGCGCACCTTCTCTGCCCGGTTTTCCAGCTCATCGATATAGGCAGCGACGGCCCGACTGCGAGGAGAAGTCACCACCTCATGCTTGCCGCCTTCTAGTTGGGGTATTTCCAAAGCGACTTGCTCTTGGGTGACCGTATCGCCGACCATCCCGTACATGCGGGCCATCTCCGGGATGTTGTTGAAGCTGATAAAGCGGGAGTGCATCCGATAGCCCTTGCCGGTCGGCTTGGCCTCCGCTTGGGTGACGATCTCGCCGAAGGTCGCCGCCCAGTCGTCGAAGTGGCTCAGCCCGTATTGCTCCAGCACGTCCGGCTGCAAGTACCGCTGGATCGTGTACAGTTCCGTGATACTATTGGAGATGGGCGTGCCGGTGGCGAAGACCACCGCCTTGTTGCCCGAATGGCGATTCAGGTAGCTGACCTTCATGTACATATCGAAGGATCGCTGGGTCAACTGGGAGGCGATCCCCGGCACGTTGTGCATGCGCGTGCGGAAGTACAGGTTCTTGTAATGGTGGGCCTCGTCCACGAACAGGGCGTCGATCCCCAGTTCGTCGAAGTACGGTCCGGCGTCTTTCTTGTAGCCGGCCATGATCCTGTCGAGCAAAGCTTGCAACTGTTTCTTGGCGCGCTCTAGCTGCTTGACGGTCTGGCGGTTGCCCTTGTCCTGTCGGGCGGCCAGCAATTCGTCTTCCAACTCGTCTATCTGCCGTTCATAAAATTCCTGGACCACTCCGGGCGACATGGGTATCCGCTCGAAACTACTCATGGGCACGATGATCAGGTCCCAATCGCCGGTGGCGATACGGTTCATCAGCACACTGCGCCGCTGCGGCGAGAAATCCTTCTTGCCGGGCGCCAACACCTTGGCGTGAGGATAAAAGCGCAAGACTTCCCGCATATGGGAGTCGATCAGGTGGTTGGGAGCGACCAGGACGGGCTTGTTGGCAATACCCAACCTGCGCATCTCCATAGCGCTAGCCGCCATGATCAAAGTTTTTCCGCTGCCGACGACGTGATCCAGCAATGTATTACCGGAGGTCAAAATCCGCCAGATGGCATTCTTCTGATGCGGCCGCGGGGTAATAGATGAGGTTAAACCCGGTAGCCGCAGGTGACTACCGTCGTATTTACGGGGGGTGATACGATTTAACTGACGGTTGTATTCTCGTTCCAAGCGTTCCCGGCGAGACGGCTCCGCCCAAACCCAACGGGCGAACTCGCGCCGCAAGGCGGCCACTTTGGCGCGGGCCGCTGCCGTCTCCGAGCGGTTCAATATCTTGTTCCCCTCGGCGTCCGTATCATGAACCACCAGCTTTTTGTGGTTGATGGCGGCGTCAAAAACATCTATCACGGAAACGCGGGCCGTGGACCATTCGGCCTTGCCGCCCGACGGCCGCGTCATCCAGTCCGGTACGTTTAGCACCCAGGAACCGCTAGCCGATACATGCTTGATCCTGATATTGCTCAGGCCGAGGACGTCACGAACGAACTGATCGTATACGTCCTCCGGAACCCAAGGCGCCCCCAACTTGACGTCAATGTCGGCCGCCTGGACGGGCTCGGGCTGGACCTTCTCCAAGACGGCCACGTTCTTAGCGAAGTCCTTGTCCAACTCGGCGGCGGCCCTGGCTATCTCCAACTTGCTCACCACGTCGCCGGAGAGATATTCGTCCGCTGGCTCCCAATCACCTTCTGGGTTCTTGTAAATACGGCCTTCCAATTCCCGGACCAACTCCTCTTTATCACGTCCAGAAATCTCGGCCATGTAGTCCAGGTCCACCCGGCCCCGCTCGCTCAAGCTGGCCGCCAGGGCGTCATCGGGCGTCTCTGCGTGGCTCACGGTGCTAAGAGGCCGTTGGGTCCGCCGGTGGAAAATGGCCGCCTTTTTGGCCGTCTTGGTATCGGGATCGTAATGTTCCAGAGAAAGCAACAGGGGCCAGTCCGGATCTTCCTGCATCAAGCGGGTGTTCGCCGGCACCGAGAGCGGGCCGATGGCGGCTACCGCCGCGTCATATACCCGGTTCAGTTCCCGCCGGGCCGCCTCGACGGTTTCGTCCGTCGCTTCTGGGTCCAGTTGCCGGTGAATCAGCTTGCGAGCGGCGTCCCGCACCGCCAGCAGATGGCGGTAACGCTTCAGGTCGGCCTTCCTGACCGGTTGTTCCGTCAGTTGCCCGTTACGGTTCTGGTAGAGTTTGCCGCCCTCAATGGTGTAGGCATACTCCTTGAGATGGTCGGGCGCCGGCGCGACGGCCTGCGGCTCGTTGCGCCGCTCGGTTTCCACACGGATGCGGTCAATGGCCGCCGGCGGCCGGTCGGCGGCCATGACTTCGGTGACGGCCGCACCTAGATCAACGCCCTCGTTGGGTTCGACGGTGTACTCCCGACCGCCGTACATGCTACCTGTCGTGGCGTGCTTGCCCAGGACGTGATCGGGGTGGGCCAGTAAGTATCTGTTTATGCGAACCCCCAAATCGCCCAGGGTGCCGACCTGCGACCAAGGCGGCGATTCCGTTTTCGCGCCCGCTTGCCGCTTCTGGAAAACGAGAATATCCGTGACGACTTCCGTACCGGCGTTTTTCAAGAAGGCGGTTTTCGGCAAGCGTACCGCCGTCACCAGGTCGGCCCGATCGGCCATGTAACGCCGCCAAGCGGGATTGATCTTGTCCAGCGAGTAATGACTGGTGATGAATACCACCAGGCCGCCCGGCCGGGTCTTCTCGATGGCCTTGGCGAAGAAGAAATCGTGGATGGTGAAGTTGAGCTTCGGCCGCTCGGGATCGAAGACGCGGTATTTGCCGAAGGGTACGTTGGAAATGAACAGGTCGAAGTAATTGTCCGGCAAGCGCACCTTCTCGAAGGCGCCTTGGCGAATATCGGCCGTCTGGTAAAGCTGACTGGCGATCCGGGCACTGATACTGTCCAGTTCAATGCCGTGCAGGTGGCTGCGGGAATAAATCTCATCGGGCATCAAGCCGAAGAAATGCCCGATCCCCGCCGCCGGCTCACAGATACGCCCCCCGGTAAAGCCCCATTGTTGCAGGACGTTCCAAATGGCCCTGATGATTTCCGGGCTGGTATAATGGGCGTTCAGGGTCGATCCGGCGGCCGCTTCATATTCCTCGTCGGTCAGCAGTTCGCGCAACTCCTGGCGCTCCGCCTGCCACTGACGGTTATAGCTGTCGAAGACCGCCGAGAGGTTCCCCCAACCTACGTAACGAACCAGAACCGCCTGTTCCTCCGGTGTGGCGAGGCGATTTTCCGCCTCCAGCTTCTTGAGCAGGCGGATGGCTTGCAGATTATTCCGAAAGCGGGTCTTATCGGAGCCGACACCGATAGAATCGGACTCGGTAATGCGATAGTCGTGCTTATTACTACGCTGCGACTTTCGCCGGAGGCTGCCAACTACCTCCGGCCGCCGATGTCCGGCAGGTAGATGTACTCCCTCAGGGCGAACTCCCTCGCCGCCTCCACGTCCTGCCCGGTATCGATCGCGCGCTGGATGAGTCGCTCGGCCGACCGGCCGGCCTCCTCCAGGGCCTCGTACAGTTCGCCGCTCTTCTTCAACTCCCGCCAGAGGCGCGGCCGGTGTTTCCGCCACTGTTCGGCCGCCAGGCGGCTCAGACCGGTCAGGTCGTCCAGGCTCCGGCTCTCCTTGACTGGCTCGTTGCTCATAGGGCTGCTCCCGTTCAATGACGTGCTCCTCTAGTAATATATCCTCCGAAGAAGGCTTTGTCAAACCGCTCGGCCCGGCCTGGGCCGTTTCCCCGCCAAGTATCCGATAGAACATCTTCTCGACGTTCTCGGGAATCTCGATCTTCAGGGGCGAGTTTTTCAGTCCCCGATAGATGGCCTTGAGCCATGCGGCCAGCTTGGCAAAAACGGCCCGCAGTTTACTCGGCACCATGCGGGCGTCGGCCAAGTATCTCTCCCACGCCTTGGCGACCTTCTCCTCGGCCTCGACCGTCCAGTTGCCGTTGCGTACCCCGGCGTAATCCTCCAGGACCGCCAGGTCCTCCGCCGGCAGGTGCCGCCGCATCACGTGGAAGGTCTCGTGCAGCAGGGTGGAAAAATCGCTTCGCTGGAAGGCATGAATGATGGCCCGGCCGTCTTGGGTGAAGCGAACCGCCCCGCGCTGTCCCTGGTGCAACAGGTGGGCGGTGGCCGGGTCGTAACTGCCTTGGTTGAAGACGCTCTTGATCTGTTCCGGTCGGAAGGCGATAAAGACCGTATGTCGTGGCCCGCCGGTGACTCTCCCGCCCTCGTAAGCGATTCCGTCGTAGCCGAGGGTCTCCAGGCCGCCCCGCAGGGCCTCCCCGGCGGTCGGGTCCAATTCCGAACGGCGGGCGGCGTTCAACTGGAACTGCAACTCGCGGTAGATGGTATCATAGGTGACATTCACCTGCCCAGCGTAGTCGCTTTCCAGCTCTTCGCGCGTATCCCGGAAGGCTTCCGCGACCGCCCGCAGGTAGCCTTCCCGGCGCTCGTTACGGTCGGCCAGGAGGGAATCCTCCCGCGCGTAGGTGCCGATCGCCCTTTCCAGGTCGGTCAAAAAGCGCACGGCCTGATCCTTCGGCACCGGCCGCCGCATGTCCAAGGGGTTTTTGATACTCAGATAGACGGGAATCACCCCCCCGCCGCTGATGACGCCTTCCCGCTCCAGGATGCGCACGACGGGGATATTATACGGCTGCTCGGCCAGCAACAGCAGGGCATTGTAATTGCCAGTCCGCTCGAACTCATTGAGGAACCGTACCACCTGCGCCCGCTCGGCCTCCGAGAGGTAAGCTTGCGGGCCGGCGGCCATGGTCTGGCGGTACTCGTCGGAGTTGTATATGGCGTTGACCGCCGCGGTCCGCTGGGCCGGGTCGAGTCCGGTGATCTTATGGATATAGCCCGGCCGCCGCAAGCGTGCCCTTCGCACCTGGGCGACCCACTTGCCTTGCAACGGCCCTTCGGTGGTCACCTGCCAGACGAAACCGACCCGCCCCGGCTGCCGCTCCGCCGCCTGGCGACTGTCGTGATAGGTCCACTCGGCATAATATTCGTAGTCGCCGCCGGCGATTACCGGATCGTCGGTGAAATAAAAGCCCGGCCCGTAAAGGGCGTCGGAATCCTGCCGTTGCGGATCGAACATGGCGAAATCGGGCCGGGCCGTGCCGTGGTACATCACCTTGGCCTTACCGGCGCCATCGACGACCTTCGAGCCGCCGAACCAGGCGTCGAAGGCGGGCACGCCCGGCTGCCAGAGAATCCCCGGCTCGGTCTCACTGACGGCCGCGTCGGTCAGACCGGCGATATACCGGCTGACCCATTCGTCGGCGGTCATGCCCAGGTATTCGGCGTGGGCTTGGAGGATTTGCCGATAGGCGTCCAGTTGCTCGGCGGTGACGGCGGGCAGGTGCCGGCGTATCTGTTCCAGCAGGCCCTCGAGGGTCAGCGGCGGCCGACCGGTCTTGTTGGCGCCGGTGCGGAAATCGGCCCCCTGGCGTTTTTTCACTCCCAAGACCTCGGCGGCCAGGTCGGCCATCTCCGGCGTTTCCCCGGCGAACAGTCCGCTGCTCGCCGACAAATCCCGCAGCAGGCGGGTAAGCTTGTTGCGGAAGATACGGGGCTTACCGCCGTCGGCCAGGAGGAAATCGATCATCATCCGCCCGGCCGGAGAAAGCTGGTCGACCTTTTCACCCTCATCGCCGAACAACGCCCCTTGTCCGAGAATCATATCCGTTTGCCCGGGCGTGGTCGCCTCCGGATGACGGCCCAGGAAGGCCAAAGCCTCGGCCAAGGGGGCCGTCAGGTCCATGTCCGGGTATTGCCGCCGCATGAGCAGCAGTTGCGGGATCGCCCCTTCCAGCGTGCGCACCAATTGCTTGCGCGCTGCTTGCAGGTTCTCGATGGTCTCTACGGGCAGAATCTTGGCCAACAACATGTTGCGGACCAGTTCCTTGCCCGCATCGGTAAGCTGATCGTTGGGGGCGAAATAGAGCGACACTTGAGACGGCGGCAGCGCCTGCCGCAGCGCCCGCCGGAAAGCGGCCCCGGCCGAACCGTTCAGGGCCTCGCTGAGGGTCATATCCTCACTCAACGGCAACTCGGCCAGCAGATCGGTCGTCAGCAGGTCGGCCAGCGCCGCCGCCGTGCGGGCCGCCGCCTGGGCTTGGGTGGTGGTGATATTCCCGGCCCGGGCGAAGCGGGCCGCTTCGTCGCTGTCGGCCCTCATGGTCACGACGCGAACCAGCACCGGGCTGCGAAATCGCTCCAGGTCCGACGGACGCAAGCCGTACTCGGCGGCGTGCTGCTTGAGGTAGCCGACGTACCAGTCCAGCCCGCCGTGGTTGTCGGCATATTGCAGGCTCATCGCCCGGCCGTTGCCGTTGATGACAATCCCGTTGCCGTCCACCACCGGCGGGCCGTTGTCAGGGCCGGGATGGGTGGAGATGTAGTAGCCGGGCTTTTTCTCCAAGGCGAAGCGGACGACCTTATGAGCTTCGTCGGAGCCCGGCTCATAGGCCCGCGGCTGGAGCGAGGCGGGATAGCCGCGCGGGGTGTTCGGCACCGGCCGGCCGCTGCGGAAATCGTGGCTGGGCAACAGGTCGTCGGCCTCCATAACGGCGTACCGAGCCTTGATGGGCTTATCGATCCCGACGGCGTGGATTTCCGTCTCCGCCGCAGGCAGGACCGGCCCGGTGATCTCATGCTTGACGACCGGCGGTTCTTGTGGTATCCTTTCCGGTATGGACAAGGAACCCTTATATTTCCTGCTGGCCGACGACAAGACGGTGGTGCGATCGGACAATGGGGTACTTTCTGTCTGGGACGGTGATTCTTGGCGGCCACCCAATGAGGGCGAAATCATTGTTGATGATTTGTTGGCCTCCAAGTTTCTGACCACAGAAGCTGCCGAAGAAATAATCTCCGGCGGCACATTGGCCCAGTAAGTATCCCAACGGGATCGCACGTTCTTCGCATCATTGTCATACTCTCGTTGTTGCTCAGGCGTCATCTCCGTCAATCTTACATTCCGCCATTTGCGGTAGATGGCGTCGGAGGCGTCTTTCTTGATCTTCCAGCTTTCGGCGGTATGTAGCTGGATTTCCCCCTTGATCCTATCGCCCAGGTCGATTGCCAGGTGGATGCCGCGGTAGCCGAACGGCTCGCGGATACGCTCCAAGGTCTGCGTGACGTAGGCGCCCTTGGCGGCGAGTTTCTCTATGGCCGCCGGGGCATCGGACCAGTCCCGCAGGATGATGGCCCCGCGGGCATGGTCGTCCATGCTGAAGACGTTGTAATCAGGCCGTCGGCGGCGATAGCGCTGGACCTTCTCAACGATGCTCTTGACGCTCTTGGGGGTGCCCTTCCACGTCGCCCCCAGCTCCTCGGCGACGGCTTGGCCGATGGCGTTCAACTCGGCCTGCTTTTTCTCCACGACCAGCCGATGGACCTGCTCGGCCTGAGCCTGCAAATCACCTTCGGCCAATTCCCCTTTCGCCTGCCCTTTTTCTCCGGCGGCTTGCTCCGCAACTTCTCGTCGTTGCTCAGCTTGTATGTCCTCCGCCTTCGACTCAATTCCCCCTTTCTCTCCCCCTTCGGCTCCCTCTTGGCCTGGCTTTCTGCCGTGCCGGCGGACGAACTCTCGGGCCGGTTCTTCCGCGTTGAAAACGAATCCCTTGGCGAATTTCGAGTAGTATCCTCCGGCCTGCTCGGCCCCGTCCCGGAGGGCCTCGTAGGTGGTCCGATCCACCCGGTCGGCGATCTTGACGACCCAGATGTCTTGCTGTTTCTTCTTGTGGTAGCTCTTGGTGACGGTCAGGTTGGCCCGAACGTGCGGCGGTTCCGGCAGGGCCTTCAGGGCCGCCTCCGAATCGTCTTGGCTGAGCCATTCCGGCAGGTCCGTACCGGCGACGGCGTAGTACGTCTCGCCCGTGCGGTCCCAGGCACGTTCAACCAGGCCGTGTTTTTCCAGCCATGCCAAGTTGCGAGCGGTTTTTTCGCTCGCTTCCGAGTCGATCCGACCTTGAGCCGTTCGCGGTCGCAAGGAGCCGAAGCGCACCCAGTTGCCCGCCGCCGCCACGGGCCGGTAGGCCAGTCTATATGTCCCGACCATCGTCTGGACGACGTGGTCCGGCATATCCGGATTTTCCTGGCGGTACTTCCGTTCGATCAGATTGTCCGCCTCTCGTTCGGTGAGCTTGGCTGGTTTGCCGCCCGGTCGGGGTCGAGGCTTTTCTTCCGCGGTCGCCTCGACCGTGGCTGGTGGCACCGGTTGCTCGGCCCTCGTCGGCGCCGCCTCTATGGCCTTCCGGGCGTACTTCTCGGCCAGGTCGGGATAGTCCTTCAGGACTTCGGCGGGGACGGGCTTGCCTTCTTGCAACGCTTGTTCAACATGTTGTTGGTGGGCACGATCGGCTTGCGCTCTGAATATAACCTCCTTATGGGCTGGCGGTCCGATTCCTATCGTAGTGGTCGAGAAGTAATCAGGACTTTTTTCCAACATCCGTTCCCGACTGGCCCGATGAAACTCCGCCTGCGTCATCTCCCACGGCTGTTTGCCCGCCTTTTCCCGGGGCGTCGCCGGTTCTTGGATCTCCGCCCCGGTACCTTCAGCGGGTACCTGTACAGGTTGTTTCTGGGCCGGTTTCGCTGCGGTTGGCGGCGCTGCACCTTCTGCCACGGGGACGGGCTTGCCCGCCGCGCCATGGGCGAAGGCCTCGGCCGCCATGACCATCTCGCCGTCCGGCCGCACGACTACCACGCCGGTAAGGTCTTTCGGCGGTGTGGCCCGCATGTACCATTTTCCGGCCTGGTTCTGCAGCAGGTACTTCTCTCGGCCGCTCTCGCGGGCACGGACCTTCGCCAGTTCCACGCGGTACTCGGGAATGTTCAACGCCTCCGGCGTTTCCGGCCGTTTGCCTTCTTCTTGCCGCGTTTCCGGCGGGCGGCTTGGGCCTTGTCGGCCGCCAGGTACTCTTTCGCCACCTTCACCGGGGCGGGCTTCTTGCCGTGTGCCCGGAGCAGCTTGCGGCCCCTGGGGTTGGCCGACATGCGCATGAAGTTGTGCTGCCTGTCGCTCTTGCTGGGCATGATCTGAGACTCCTTCTTCTGAGGTTCCGATTACCGCAAGACCCGCCCGGGCCGCTTGCGGCACGCTCAAGACGCCCGCCCGCACCGCCAACTCGTGCAGACTGGGCACGGCGTTCGCCAATCGCTCAACGAACGTATCACCACCCCGCAGACCGGCCAGGGCTTGCAGGAGATTGGTATAGTCTTCCTCCGTCCATTCTTCCAAAAATCCGTGCCAACCGACGTGCTTCATTAAGGCATCGAGCCGAGCCTTACCCTTGGCCGTCTTGGCCAATCGCTTGGCCAGGTCGATTTTGCTCAGCAGCGTGGCGATCTTCGGCGGCAGCAGCTTCTTGCCGTAGCGCATGATGTCGCCACCGGCCACTTCACCGGCCATATCCAGCATCTGGTTGAATAGGTTGTCCCGGAACCGCCTGCCAAAAGTCTTGCGGGGGGCGACCAGTTCACCTTCCGGGGTCAGCATTCCCGTTTCTTCGCCCAGTGTTTGGGCCAGGACGTAAGGAGCCGTCGCCGCTCCCCGTATGGCGCCTTGAGCCAAACCGCCCACGACTCGGCCCGCCAGTCCGATAGCAGGTCGTAACGCCTTAGGGGCCGCTTTCATGGTCGTCTTGGTGGCAAGCTTGATCCCCGTTTTGACCGGGGCGGCGATAGGCGATGTCAACCCCATCTGTAAGGCATAGGGTATCAGGTGAATGACGCCTTCGGTGATCTGGGAAGCCAAGGTTGGCTTACGCACAGCCATCTCGGCCATCTTCGTCAGATGCCGCATGACGAACTGCCGGTCGGCCTCGTACTGGGCACGCTTGGCCTGCGGGGTTCGCAGGGTCGCCACCGTCATGGAAGGCACACCGGTAGCAACCCCCGCCAGCGCCATTGCCGGCGTTTGTTCGACGTATTCAGGCAACCCCCATAGGGCTGTATCGGGATAATCCTCCGGCCGGCGATATTGGTTGAGTCGCTTGACGGCGCTGCCCAACTGCATTTCGTACGTTGCCTTACTTATGCCGTAGGGCTCCAAGGCCATCATCCAGTCCACCGGGTCTTTGCCGGTAATCGTCGCTTTCGCCCCCCAATCGCCCTTTTTCTGCCAGTCCAAGATCGTCTCGGCCGGAAACAATCTCTTGACCCAATCGGGAATGTCCGCATCGGTAACCACCATCTGGGCCTTCTGTTGTGGCGTTAGTTCGGCTTGTTCCAATTGCTGCAACAGCAACGGATCAATTTCCGGTGGTTGTTGAGTGCCAGCCTGCTCAAGCCGTTGCAAGGCCAAAGGATCAGGTTCAACCACTTCCGTCGCCGGTTGGCTTGCCGCCCGTTCGAATGCTTCCAAGCGTGTCACCATGCGCTATCCGTCCTACCAAGGGCTGCTGGGGTCGGGAAGAATGTCGAAATTCCTGGTCCCATCCGAAGATGCGCCGGAGAGAAGTTCTTGCGGGATGATATTTTCTTCACTCGGTCTTTCTTTAAGAGCATATTCTGCGATGATTTTGGCATATTCACCCAAGCCGTTAACCTCCATGAGCATAAGTATCTCCCGCCACGACTTGCCTTTCTTGCGTATATTGAGGATGGTATTTTTCAACTTCTGTGGTATACGGGAATCATTCAAGGCACGTGAAATCCAAGCATAATCCTTCGTGTCGTTCGGTATCCAGCGACCGGCCATGACTTCCGCCGCGTGTTTTTCCGCGGGAGAAATAACCGGTTGGCGTTGGGCCATTTCCTCCCCGAATTGCGCAGCCAATTGCGACAAGTCCCTCGGCGGCGCTGGCTGGGCCTGACTAGCTACCGCCGCGGCCGAGCCGGGTAGCGCTTCCCGCCCGCCGAGGGCGGCCGTCAAGGCCGCTGCTTCTTCCTGCCGCTGCTGCGGGGCTTGGACCGTTTCGGCCGCCGGTGCCGGTTTGCCGGCCGGTGCCGCTGTCGAGGCCGGTATTCCCCGGGGCAAACCGCTCTCGGCCGCCGCCTGGCCCATTGCACCGGCGAGGTTGCTGAAGCTGTCGGCGGCCGGGTTGGCCGGGCTTGACGACGGCCGGCCGGCGGTGGCTTGCCGCGCCGAGGCGCCGGGAGCACCGTAGGCTTGCCGCAAGAGGTTCGGGTCGCCTCCAAGATGGGCATAAAGCCCTATCATCGCCTGCCTGATGTTGTGTATCTCCTCTTGTAGCCGTTGAATCTGGTATGCCTTCTCGTAGGCGTCGGGATAGACGCCTTCGGGGTATTCCCATTTCTCGCCGCGAAGAAATCCTTTCTTGCGCAACAACCTTCCCTTGGAGCCTATCTTCAGGGCCTCGTCCACCGTCAGGTTGGGATAAGTAGAGGCAAACTCGGCCTGGAGTTCGGCCAGCTTGGCCTCCTTGTCGCTGGCATCCTTGTTCCAGCCGGCCCATATCGTACGGTCCAGCGGCAGGGCATTGTCCTTGCCGGCAGGTGTCGACAAGACGAAATCCGTCTCCAGCAGGCCGGGGAGATATTTTTGCTCGAAGGTATCCCTGATGGATTCCGGCAGGCCCGGCGCCACGACGTATTTGTACACGTCCGGCCTCTGGTCCTTGGGAACACTCAGCATCAGCCTGGTGGCATTGGACGTATAGGTGATGTTGCGCTCTTCATCTTGCCGCGCCTGTTTTTGCTTTTCCTGGGCGTCTTCGTATTGCCACAAAGCCGAGCGCATCAACCCCTGCCCGATAGACTCTCCGGCGGCGGCGAGAGCCCGCCCGAGAATCTCCCGGCTGCGGTCCGGCGCTGGCCGATAGTATGCTACTCTGGGCATCGTCTGGTTTCCTTTCCCTTAAGCATAGAGAATCATCGGCTCACTGATGGTACCTGCCAGCAGGTTCACCACACTGGCGAGGTCCAGTCCGTGCGGGCCGGTGATGGCGTTCTTGAAGTCCGCCAGCCATTCCTTGTTCATCTGATCTTGATCCACTTGGTAGATGTTCATCAACGTCGCCAGGGCCGCTAACTCGGCGTTGGTCAGGTCGGCGTTGGTCAGGGCCTCCCGCAATTCCATGTTGTGGAACAAGTTGGCCGCCAATGCTTTCTTGTAGTCGGTGGTGGCCTTTTGATCGGCGATAGCCGGTGGCAGTTGGGCCAGGTTCATGGCCTGGTTGATCGCCGCCAGGCGGCGGTTCTCGAAACCTTCCCGCGCTCCGGCCACGTAGCGCGCCCGCTGGGCCGCCAAGGAGGTTTGCAGGTCGGTCAGGGCCTTCTGTTCGGCCTTCTCCCGCTGGCTGCCGAACAGATTGCCCCCGGCGTAGGTCTCGCGGATGGCCGCTCGACCGTGCTGGGCGAACTGCCGCATGGCCGGTTCGTACACGCCCTTGGTGAATTCTTCTTCGTATTTGGCCGGCTCGAACCGCGCCGAAGCCAGACCCATGACAATAGGCGTCAGGTCGGTGGGGATATTCTCCGGCTGGGTGGTTGCCGGCGTCTGGGCGGCTGCGGGTGCCGCTGCGGCCGGCGTGGCGGCCGGTGCGGCGGTCGCCGCAGGCTGCTGGCCGGTTGCCGGTGCCGTTTGCTGTTGCTGCTGTTTGCTCGCCAGATAGTCGGCGACGGCCCGCTGCATACCGGGGAAATACTTATCCGGCGTAGCGAACTCCATTTGTCCGGTCCGACGGTTGAACTTGATGCCCTGCCCGGCGAAAGCCCCGCCCTGGTAATTTTCCAAGAATTGATTGAAGTCCTCAATGTCGCTGTCGGGTATCTGCTGCCGCAAGGATTGCCAGTCGGGCGGCGCTGGGGGTTGGGGGGCTTGCCAGCCGCCTTCGCCCTGGGTATAGCCCCTCTCCGTGAGGTAGTCGGAGACCGCCCTGGCGATATTGGCCGCATCCACGCTCCAGGGGTCTTCAAAGGTATAGCGGCCTTCCGTCAACCGGTAAAGGTTCTGGGCATTGATACCATAGCGGCCCTTGTTGGCATTGCTCATAAGCCATTGGCCGAATCCCGCCTGCTCGCTTTCCGGCAGTTGCGACAGGGCGGCGTCCAGTTCCGGGTTGGTACGTACTTGCGGGAGGCTCTGGAGGTAGTTCTGCAAACCAGCATAGTAGTTTTCCAGAATGGCCCGGTCCAGCGGCAGCATGTTCTGCCGGCTATATTCCGGGGCGCCGGCCACTTCCATATAGCCCGGCACCTTGGTAATATCACCGCCATATTGATTCTGGAACCTGCTGTACCAACCAACTCCCTTGTTGCGTTCTTGGACAATATCAAGCCATTGTTGCGACCATTTATTGTAATCAGGCTTCCACTTACTAATATCTCCACCATAATCCTTGAGGACGGGGGCGGGATTTTCTTTCAACCAATCCAAGTGAGCGGTTGGTGAATATTTCTGTTTCCACTCCTGACCGATTTTCTTCTCATATTCACTCCTCAGCGGTGCGGCCCAGTCGTATTTCTCGTCCCACGGCCGGTCCCAGCGGGGCAGTTGGTTCGGGTCCAAGTAGTACTTCTTGCCGCCGTACTCCCACAGATAGCGCGGCGTTCCGGTGGCCGCCGCCGGCAGGCCGGTCGCCTTGCTGGCCGCCGCTGCTTTGCCCAGCGCCTCGGCGAGTTTTCTTTTGCCCTTGAGGTTCTTAGCCTTCGGCTTGATGGTGGCCGTCCCGGAAGGAATGACCACCGTCGGCTTATCAACGGTGATGGTCTCCTTGCCCGCCTCCCCGGCAACGAACGGCCGGCGGCTCTTACCGCCTTTGGCCATGTATTTCAGGGATCGTTTGCTTGTCGGCTTGAACCGCGGGTCCGTCGGCAGGATGCCTTGCTTTAGCTGGTCAAGATACTCTTGGTTCGGTCGGCTCGCTCCGATCCGGCTCGCCAGCGATTCGGCCAGCTTCAAGCCCGCCTTCTGTTGTTCGGTCAGCGGCGCTACTCGATACTTCGGCTTGGGCATGGCCCGGAATTGCTCCAAGAGCGGATAGCGGGCGATCTCCCTACCCGTGGCCGGATCGCGCTTGATACCCAAGAGGAAGTCCATCAGCACCTGGTTAAGCTGCTGTTGTTTGAGGCTGAGTGTGGTCTTCGGCTTGGCCTTCTTGGGCTTTTTACTGCCGGCGATAAGGCCGCCGGCCGCTTGCGAGCCGGCACTGATGGTACTGCCGAGGATGAAAGCCGTTCCCAAGTCCATCGTCTTTACCGTCCTTTCTATTCTTCTTCCGCTACGATCGCTCGCAGGCGTCGCGGATCAACTCGTAGTATGTTTGCCGACTTATTCCCAGCAGGCCCGCCCGGCCCGCCTGCTGGCAGCACGCCCCGCAACGCTGGCAAGTAAAAGCAATCATTTATGTGTGACCCCATGCCATAATGCGAACATCAACTGCGGAAGAATTAACCCAAGCTGATCCGTTATAATAATGAAACGGGTAATTACTAGCGGTGCGTAATTCAATGGTACTACTGGTAACCTTGTTCACAAAAGTTCCCATGCTCGTGGTCACTTGCCGCGACGAACACACGGCTGCATAATCATTATTGGTGTGATCCCTTACCCAAGCGATCACGAAGTCGGGCACTACCGATAAACCATGACTGACGGAAATCGTAGCATTGGCGCCGTAACCGGCCCCCCCATTGGTGAGCCAACCGGAATCATAAAATCGCCCGGAAGTCGATCCGGCGCTAAAATCAAGTCGGGCAGGGTCCAAATTTCCTGTCAACTCGCTGGCGTTCAGGTTCGTCAACGCCGAGGCATCAACAGCGCCGAAGGTGCCCCCGGAAATCTTGTCGCCCGCCAACGTGGGGATTCTTGCCGTGTCAAATGTTCCAGTGGTTATTTTGCTGGCATCTAAAGAGGGGATATTCGCTGCCGTCCACGTTCCGGCGTAAGTCACGGAACTATCTAGTGCGCCCTTCAAGGTTGGTGCTTCAAAGGTGCCGTCATTGAAAAAAGTGAAAGTCTTATAACCTAAGGCAGCAGCAACATTTATTTCAAGTTTCGCCTGACAATTCGATCCAGTTTGAGTAGCAATGATCGAAGCACCATTACTCCAAGATGATGAGGCAACGCCAGAAAATATGATAGTACCAAGCCTGTCACCAGATTGAGTTGTAGCTATTTCATTAAATGTAGTTGTATGAGAACGACGTAAGTGTAATTTGGGCGCGAAGGTGCTGTATTCGGAATACGTTTCTGCGACGTACCCTCCTCCCGAAGATACATATTTTACAATACATGCACCACCAGCCCACAATTGCGCGGTTGTTTCATTTGTACCATCAATCTCTGCAACAACCTCAACTGAAGTGCCTTTTACAGATAACGAAGTATTGTCCCACTTCATATAACTATCTTCCCCCCCGAACTTACACGTTCCGTCACTGGCGATATAGACCGTCCAGGCACTACCGTCGTAGTACCCCATGTAGCTGGATGTCAGCCACAAGCCAGCGGCGTCCGGCGTGCCGGATAAATCCGCGCCTTTGACCGAAAGCCTGATACGACCGGTGGACGAATCAATACCGTTATATTGGTCGGCGGTCATTTTCCTGTAGCTGGTCGTGTCCACGACGTTGGCGTCAAGTTCGATCTTTCCGGCCGTGATAGTGGTGTTGTAAATCGGATTGCCCACCAAGACCCAACTTGTCCCGTCCCAGCGGTAGGTCTCGCCCTGGTACTTGCCGCCCCCGTCGGCGGTGACGTACCAAGTATCGCCGGTATCGGGCGAGGCCGGCGGGCTGGAACCGGCCGAGGCGAAGGTGGCGTTGCCGCTGCCGGTGGACGTGAAGGTCATCTCGCCGGTATCTTCGTCGATGGTGATCGTCTGGCCGCTGCCGGCGGTAAACGTCAGCGTGCCGTCCTTGGCGGCGTCCCAAACGTTCGTGCCGTCGGTAGCCCGCTGGAACCCTACCTTGGCCCGCGTATTGAACATCTCCAGCAGCGTGCTCAGCGCTCCGTGCAAACGCTGGCAATATTCCGTCAGGGCCGCCACCGTCGCCTCGGTGGTGTCCTTGGCGGTCGGCGGCGGCGGTAATTCCCCGCCGGGATCGTAACCGAGCAAACTCGTATTGGCGTAGTTGTCCGTCATATCTGGCCCATGTCCTGAGTATCAATCACGATCCGGCCGAGCAGGAGCTTCTGACCGGCGGTGTTGTTGCGGAACTTCAAGCGGAAACCGTAACCGGTGACGTTCATATCCACGTGGTAGCGGTCCCAAGTGCTACCCACCGTCACCGACTGGTAGCTGCCGGAAGTCCCCCCGGCGCCGTCGGTATAGGTGGCCCCGTCGTCGGTACTGACCGAGATCTGGACGCTACTGGCCGCGCCATCGCCGGACGCCTCGAACCAGACGGTCACCGGTTTGAACTTATTCTTCAGGTTCATAATGATCGTCGGGGTGGTGATGTAAGCATCGATGGCCGTATTGCCGTCGTCGGTGCTGCTGTAGTCCAACCGGTAGATATTGCCCGACCCGTCGGAAAAGACCGGCTGGGAGACGACGCTGCTGGATTCAGGAAAGTCGTAGTCACCCATCCCGGCGATCACATCGGCATAGTCCCACTTCTCCCAGCGGCCCTCCCGGATGAAGTACACGTAGAACAGCGTCGGCAGGGTATCACTACTGCCGGTGGGAATAGCGAACATCACCGCGTTCAATTCCCGCAGGTAATGTGCCCAGGCCCGGTCGGCATAGCGATAACCGTTGCTTGTGCCGGTATTGATGTTATCGAAAAACTCCGTCCGTATCGGATCGCCAATGGGGATACGGTTCTTGCCGCCGTAGTAGGCGTAGATTTGCCGGTCGGTGGAAGCGTAATAGATCGCCTCACCGTCGGAGGCGTGCAACCGCCAAGCGTACAGGCCCGCCCCGGTAATCTTCGGCTCGAAGTGGAACGGGGCGGTACTGACCCCGGTGAAGAAACAGTTATAGACCGCCTTCTCCAGGAAGATCACCAGCACGTTGTTGCCGAGCACGCTGCCGGCGAGGATGGCTCCGTATTCCGTGCGGAGGTCTTGGTAACCCGCACCGTCGGTATTCACATCGTCCCAGTCGGCCGAGGCCGTAAAGTGCGCCAAATCACTCCAGCGGACCCGCTGGAAAAATTCCGTGTAGGTATCAGGAGAAGTACTATCATCGGTGCACTCGTTCGTGTGCAGCAGAAGTAAATGATCGGCGAAAGCTACCGCAGCTTTAGCGTAGTGATGAATATTGGCTCCCGGATCGGAATCATCGTCATGGTATCCGTCTCCACCTTCCAGCTTAGCCAACGATGTTTCCGGTTCGTTGGTATAGACTACTGCATAGAAACTTCCTCCGACTCGCTTGGTATCGGCCTGGCAGACAATCAGGTAATTCTTGTAGTCGTCGCTAAGCTCAACAATCTCAGTAGTCGTGAAGAATACGTCCTTGCCGGTCCCGGAAAGAACTGATGTCCCTTTGTCCGCCGACCAGTCGCCAGTGGCGGTACTCTTGTAATGAGCATAGCTGTCGGCGCTATCGCCGGTGGTGGTTCCGAATCCCCAGAATCGTTTTTTCCCCGATACGCCGTCTTGGTAGTGGTGTCCATGCAGGAAGATGGCATCATCCGTCCAGTTTGAACCGTTATCAGCGACATAGCCGGTCCGTTTGCGGGCCACACCGTCCTTGACGGTGAAGTTCTGCATATCGGGGCTTTGGCCCAACGCCAGGCGGTCGCGGGCCGTACCGGTATTGAGCCCTCCGAGGAATCCGCTGATGACAATCGGCTGCGGCATGGCTGTTGCCCTCGCACCTACGTATTGTCACCGAAGACGAGGTATTCGACGACCGCCGTGGTAGTCGCGCTGAGGTTCTTGACGTAGGTCTCCTCTCCCGCGCCGTAGCTCGGCACCACGAAGATCGCCTGGCCTTGCGTGAGCACGAAGTCACCCGCCGTCCATTGCGTGCCGTCGGCCAGGTCCACCGAGACCCCCGTGGCCGCGGTGGTCCCCCCGGTGACGACGCGCAGCCACAGGCCGGTAACGGTATCGATATTGCCGGTAGTGATCTGGATACTGCTCTCGGTGGCGATCTCGGCGTATTGATAGGCCGCTTCGTCCACGCCGGTAACCTGGAACTGACAGGTGGAAATCGGCAGATGGCCCAGGTCGGTCAGGGCCAAGCTCAAGGTAACGGTTGCGGTTCCGGCCATTTCAGTTGCCTCCTGCGCGCAAGCGCTCATAGAGGTTATCTATCTGTTCCAGCACGCGATCCTGCTTGTTATTGATCTGTTTGAGGGACCGGTCCACGTCGCCGAACCGCCGAGCGGTGATCTCCTGCATGGCGGTGATTTTTTCTTCCAGTATCTGCCGCTCTTGGGCTTCCAGGGCGTGCCGGCGGTCGCATTCGACCTGGCTGAAGGTATCGCCTGCCCTGCCGTTATGATTCTTGCGGCGGGCCATCAAAGTTTTGGTCACGATGCCGGCTAAGTAGGTCAAGCCGGCCAGCGGAATGCTGATGGTCACCGTCTGCTCGAAACTGCTGCCTTGGGCCAAGATCATCATCGTTGTCCATCTCCGTCGCTTTCATACTTACGGTCCGTAATCGACCATCTGGTCGATCGTATCAATGGGCTTTTCCGCCTCCCACCGTCGCTCCAACAATTCGTCAACCAGCCGTCGTTGGTTTGCCGCCAGCACCGCCAAGGAGGCGTCGTTGACGCTCTTGAAGTGCAGGGCCAGCCACTTGGCCGTCTGGATGATCTCTTCGTCGAAATCCCGCAGAACGGGCGTGTCGGTATCGTCGCTCATATCGCGGGGGGCTTGGCCGTATTCCAGCCAGAACCTGCCGTGGAGTTCGTCATCGCCGGGTACGGGGCAGACCTCCAGGGTATTGGCCCGCTGGACGTATTCCTTGGGCGGCCCGGTATCGTAGTCCGGTAGGTAGGGATACAAGCGGTCCCAGCTTTCCAAGCCCCCCACGTGCATCTCCAATCGCCAGAAATTGCCTTCCGTAGTGTCGATGTAGCGGACAGAGATGATCCTGCCGACCGGCTTGTCGCGGAAGACGTTCAAGTCATATTCGTACACGCCGCTTTGGCAAGCCAAGGTGGTCTTGTCCAACACGTGGATGTCGCGCAAGGCGGGATATTCCCAAGCGATGTGGCGGATCGCCGCGTTGATCCAGCGCTTGGCGCGCGTGTCGGTCACGACGGACGTATCGCCGCCCAACTCGGCCTGCAATTCATCGACGAGTTCGCCGAAGTTCAAGGCCATGACGCACCTGCCTTACTTCAACATGCGGGTGGCGATCCGCTGGGCCTCTTTCTTGGTACGGGCGACCATCACCTGCCGGTTGTAGTTCTGGTCGAGGGCGCTGATCACATAGCCGTTGCGGGCCTTTTCCACCGTCACTTCCTTACGCGGGTTCGGTACCGGCCCAATTGTTTTCGTTGCCTTTTTGGTAGCTTTCTTTGCCATGGGTTTCGTGCTCCGTGATTTCTATCCGGCGACGGGGGCGGACCGGTCGTCCGTGACCGGCCCACCTGCCGCCGGAGGAGGAAGAAAAAAGCCACATTCCGCCGTTCGCCGTTACAAGCCGATGAACATGAAGGCGAACTCCAAGCCGCTCGTCGGCGTCGGCGTGATCTCCACTTCGGCCATCAAGCCGGAAGGCGTGGTAGCGCCGCTAACCGATCCCAAAATCAGCAGGTCTCCGGCGGCTACCGCGGTTCCGGCGGCTCCATCGAAAGCATCGCTAGTACTAGCGATTGTCTTGTACTCGCCGTCGGCCGGGAACGCTTCTTTGGTGGTTCCCGCTCCGGTCATGTGGTCGTCCACGTCCTTCGTACCGTCGGAGATGACGTTGCCGAGCTTGATGTAGCCGTTGGCCCCCGTGCTACACGAAGTCTTGTTGTACACGGTCAAGCGGCTGATGGTTCCGGCCACCGGTACCCTGCCGATCGGCACGTCCACCCAATCGTTGGTACTGACGTGGACGGCATCGTCACCGACCGTACTGAGGATAATCGGCTCAGTATAGCGCGTGACGGTTACGGCCCCGTTGGTGACGGTCATGTCCGTGTAAAGCACTTCCGTCACCCCGCTGGTAGCGCTCAGGGGCACCAGGTGGGCCGCGAAGATGCGCGTCAGCCGGACGGGAACCTCCACCGTCGTGTCCGTGCCGCTGAAACTGTACTTGCCGTGGTTGCAGCGGTGGTTGCCGACACGGCCCCAAAACATTTCTGCATCGTTCCATGCCATATCAATCACCGCCTTTCTCAAACATCAGCCGCTGTTGCGAACGCCAGGCACTTCAGGCCGGCAGCCAGTGGTTTCAGGGCGATCTTGTCCGTCGTATTCAAGTCATAGGCTGCCAGCGGTGAGGTCGCCGTCACGTTCCCGTCCGTCGTGATCGTATCACTGGAAGCCGCCAGTTCGCTGCAATACGACGTAGGCGGCAGCCAGCCGATCCAGAACCAGCCGTAGTAGCCGTCCGTCATGGCACTGAGAGCAATAGCGAGGAACGAGTTGGGGTTCGCCGTGGCGGCGTCACCGTCGTTGGTCACGGTGGTCATCTCACCCGTCGCCGCCACACACGGGTGTCCGGCCGCCAAGGTGACCGCGCCAGCCGTGTACTTGAAGTAGCCCAACAGGCTGTAGCCGCCTTCCGTGTGGTCCAGCACGGAAACCTTGTAGCCCAACGGATAAGCCGGGCTGGCCACATTGTGGTGGGTGCTGTTGGTAAAGTGCTGCCCATTGCTGTCCGCCGGCGGCAAGGCGTCCTGGTGGACAGGCCCCGGAGCATTGTCATAAATCACGATGTCATTGTAGTCGAGGGTTGCCATTGGTTAATCACCGTCCTTTCCATTCCGAGTTAGCGGCCGAGGGTTCTGCCCGTCGTCGCGGTATTGCACAACACCGACGACGGGCATGGAACTCGGTCCGAACATCTCAAGGGTTATCAACTCACTTGGCACCGCATGATGTTGCGGCGCGGCATGTCGCAGGTCAGTTGACCTTTCCACTTCACCCGGGCCAGCGAGACTTCCCGCCCGCCGATGATCTTGTCTTGCGGGAAGAAGTCGGTCATCTCGAACGGTCCGACGCCGGTGTCGCGGTCCTCGTAGTACCGCAGGTGCCAGGTTCGCAGGTCCAGCCCGAAGACGAACTGGGTACCGGCAAAGCTGGTGTCGCCGTTGTAGGTGGAATCACCTACCAGGCCGGCGGACGTGCTGGACGAGCCGGTCAGGCCGACCTTGGCCGTGTAGTGCGTGCAGGTGGTCGCCGTCATGCGGTCGAGCAGGTGGTCCTTGGCGATCTCCACGCCGCGGTACATCATCGAGTCGAAGCCCTGTTTGGCGACCAGGGCCTCCGGCTTGTAGATGTTGGCCGCCTCGAACTCCGCCGCCAGCCGCCGCCAGAGCGTCGGACCCATGATGAACAGGTAGTTGCTCGGGTTCGGCGTCGGCTCCGTGTCGATGTCCTCGGCGTACTCCGTCATCGCGTCGATCCACTCGTCCAGCTTGCTCTTGTTGAGCGTCACCGCGGCGAAACTGTTGCTGTAGTCGGCGGCGTTCCACTCCGTGTAGGCCGCCGTCGTCCGCGGAATCCCGCCGTAGGTGGTGCTTTCGTAGGCCGTGGTGCCCTGCGGGGGCATCAAGGCGGAGGGAATCCCCTGGACGTAGGTGTGCTCGGCGTCGATTTCGGTGTCCGTGGCACAACCGTAGATACGGTCGGCGATCTTCAACTTGATCGCCACGACCGCCTGCTTGGCGATCAGATTGCGCAGTTGAATGAGCTGCGCGTCCGTTTCCGGCAGGTTCATCACCCGCTCGTCCACGGATTCCTCGACGGGGCACTGCATATATGCGACGTGCCAGTGGGGCTTCTCGATGATTTCCTTCGAGCCGCCCTGTAATCCGTCGTTCGGCCCGTATTCCTGGACCAGGGATTTCAGCGTCGCCGACTGGTACATCTGCTCGTAACGAACGCCGCCGGCGACAATCTGTTTGCGTTCGTTGAGACGGTAGAACAAGGGAATGCCGTAGGTGACGGCGCTGCGCCACGTTTTATCCAGCAGTTCCCTCGTTGCTTGGGTGAGGTTACTTGCCATGCGTCATCACATCCTTTCTCAGACGCAGGAAGGCCCCTCCCTCCGGTCAAGCCAGACCGGCCCGACGCCGGTTGCGGGCGTCAATGGCCGCGGCGACCTCGGCAAAAGAGCCTTCCGGTATCTCGTCACTGGGCGGCGCGCCCCCGGTGCCCGTGTCCACGGGCGCGGTAGGCTTGCCGCGTTTGGACGGGGTGGCGGACTTGTTGCCGGCGGCATCGGCCAGATCGCGATAGGCGTTCTTGAGCGCCGTCTTGATCCAAGCGGCGCGCGCCTTGGGCGGCATCGACTCGACCTCGTACTCGACGAACTCCTGATTGACGCGCTCCAAGGCGGCCTTGCGGTGCTCGGCGCCGTATTGCTTGTCGAGGGCGGTACATTCGGCGTCCAGCATCCGCTCGCCTTCCTGACGCAACCGCTCTTGTCGCTGCTGCTCGGTCTCCGCCCGTAGCTCGTCGATCACGCGGCGCGATTCTTCCAGTTGCCGCGTGCTCTGGCGCAGGGCCTTGTCGAGTTGCAGGACGCGCTTCTTCAGGTTGTCGTATTCGTCGAGACTGGGGTCTTCGACGCTGGCGTCGTCGAACTGCTCCTGCAAGGATTGCAGTTGCTGCCGCGTCTTTTCCAACTCGGCCTGAAGCTCGGCATTCTGCCGACGAAACTCCGCTTCCCGCCGGTTCGCTGCCGCCAATTCATCGCGGAATTGGCGCTCCTTATCCCAGTGTTGTTCCGGCTGAGCGGTGGTCTCGGAGGGCTCTGCGGGCGCATCCTCAACCGTCTCGTCCGAGGCGGTATCCTCGGCTTCTCCAGCGCCGGAGCCGCCTTCGTCGCCAGCGGCTTCGTCGGCGAACCACCGGGCGTTGCCACCGGCCTGAGGGCGCACCAAGCGCGTCAGCCAATTGCCGAACAGCAAGTCATCTGCGTTCCCGTCCGTTCCCAACACACTACGAAACATCTATCCATCTCCTTTCCGCCCCGGTGGTGCAGCGCTTGTCCGCATCCCGGCGCTTCCAAGGTCAACTTCCCGGCTGCGGCTCGCCTTCGCCCCGGCGGCAGCACCTGTCCGCCGCCGGCGGTCCGAAAGTTGCCCAGCCGGACCCGTCCATCGGTCCACGCCGAAAAAAAAGGGGCTGCGCGGAAGATTCCCGCACAGCCCCGTGACTGACTGTGAGTGTCACGCCTCTACAACGCAGTTGGCCGACTGCGAGGCGTCAGCTTTTTTCGGCGTGGGTTACACGCTCGTTACGTTCTTGCTCGTTTTTGCTCCTTTGGTCGTTGTCTTGGTCGGTTTGGCTTCCGGCGGTTGCCAGCCGAAGGCCCGGCCGACTTCGCCGAAATCGTACTTCATCGTGCCGGCCTTGGCGTTGTATTCGTCCACCGCCTCCCGGCAGGCCAGCTTCGCGTTCAGTCCTTGATCGTAGAGCTGTCGCCATCTCTCAAGCAGAGACGCCGGAAGGCTCGGTTTCTTTTGCTGTTTCTCTTTCGCCATCGGTTGTTCCTTTCTCGTCGGCGCCACTCTCGGGGCCGACCCATTTATCGCATGTGTGCCAAACCGTGACAGGTAATTGGCAGTAACGGCTTTCCGGGTTCTTGCAGACGAACAAGAACCCTACCATCTGCGGTTGATTGTTGGCACCGGGCGTGGCTATCGCCGAATCCGGCAACACCAAGCAGGCCGCGGGTGCCCGCTTCGGCCAGCGTCTCCGACATGTCCCGCAGATCCGCTTGTTTCGTTTTTCTTCCATTTTCTGTCCTCACGCCACCCCGACGGTTTCGACCGGCGCCTCGACCGGCTCTTGTAGGCTTTGCAGTAGCTGCAATTGCTTTTGAATCGCCGCCAGTAACTCCCGCGGCCCCATATCGAACTGCTGGGCCAGCTTCATCAGAGCGGTCAGCGGCCCGATAAGCTCATGCTCGGCCATCAGCTTATCCACGTTGGCGATTCCCAGCTTTTCCAGGTAGGGCTTGAGCATGACCGGTCCGGCCGCCTCCAGGGCCGCCCGGTATCTCAAAGCCTCACGCTCCTTGTCATAAGGCAGAGTCGCCACCGGCTCAATACGTAAATCGTACTTGGCATCGGCCATGCCTTGGGTCCAGCGGATGCTGGCGGCAACATTGCCCTGTGACTCGCCGAGATAGCGTACCCACCGGCCCGGCTCGTAATGCGTCTGCATCAATTCGATGACCCCCTCGGCGACCTGGCTAAGGGCCTTGTCCAGCAAGACGCCCTGCAAAGCGAGCCGCTGGCGGCTGTTCCGATCGAGCATCTGCAACTCGCCGAGGGTATTGCCCCCCTTACTGGCCCGCCCGAGCACCACGTCGTGGGTGCCTTTGGCATCCTGATCCGCCGCCTTGAGCATCTCGAAGATATTGAACAGCGCCGAGGGCATGGGGGGCGGTTCTTTACGCTGCGCGGCTCCGCTGCGCAGGGCACCCCGCGTGAACCGCACGATCGCCCCGGCCCAGTTGGGTACGTTGACGATCCGCTTGCGCTTGTCCGCGGCCAGTGAGCCTTCCTCCACCCAAAGCTGCGGGTCGGCGAAAAATTTCACGTAGTTCAATAAATGACTGCCGATATTGTTCATCCAGTCTTGGAAGCCGCGGCTGATTTCGACGCAGTTGACTCCCACCCACAGGTGCGGGAGCAGATAGTGCGGCACGACGGCGAAGTTCCAGTGTCGATAAGGCCACGCTTCATCCACTACGATGATCTTTTCCCCGTCCACGATCCGCACGACCCGCCGACCGTTAGGGTATTTCGGCCGCCGATAGCCCGGCCGCGCCGTCCGCTGCGGCCAATTCTCGCCGTCCGCCGGATGCCAAGGGCCGCTTTCGCCGGATTCGGGATTCACCGGCCGCGTGGTGTCGTAATAGATACCATCCTGCTTGATGATATGTTCGGTACCCGGCTCGCCGAAGGGGATCGGTTCGTACCGGGGCTTGACGTATTCGGTGCGATAATCACGGAACAAGAACTCTTGGACCTCCACCGTCGCCCGGTTCGGTCCCGACCGGCCACCTGCCGGGCCTGCCGGGCTGGTCCCCAGGATCAGATTTGCCAAGCGGGCTTGCCGATAGGCTTCATCCTCCAAGGCGTTGCGGGGCCGCTCGCGTCCGCTCCAAGCATGGCTGCTGCGGTTGAACCCGGTCTCGTCGGTGGCATGTTCCGCGGCCCGCCCTGCTGATTGGCTGTCACCGGTCGCATCGGCCTTGAGTTCACCGTCGGCGTCCAGTTCGCCCCGCTCGGCCAGCAATTTGCGGTACTCGGGCCAGCGACGCGCGGCGGCGGCCTTGTCCATGAACCGGGACGTATAGACATAGCGGGCTTTGGTGGGAATCTCCGCCGCTAGTTCCACGTCCGGGTCGCAACCGAAGTATTCCGGCAGTATCACGTTGACCTCGATGCGACCACGCCAACCGTTACCGGTCCGCTCGGCCAATTCCTCGTCCCACTCCGCTTGTTCCTCCCACAGCCACTTGAATACGGCGAAACCGTAGAGGGATTTATCCACCAGAGCTTGGATCAGTCTGATGTCCATCGCCAGGTCGCGGAACCACAGGGCACGAAGAACCTTACCGACCGCGCGGGCGTCCTGCTCATCCGTCTCCTCCACCGGTAGCGTCTCGATCCCTATCCGCGTCGTGCCGAGGATCGCCACTTCCTGGGTCATGTCCGCATACATGCGGTTGATGACCGGATATTCCCAGCCCTTCTTGCGTTCCCTGCCGGCGTGCTGGTCGCCATACACGTAGCGGATGGCGTCCTTGGCCATGGCGCGAATGTCGTCCACACGACGCCGGCCGTCGGTGTACATGGCGTCCAGCCTACGATTGAGATCGACCTTGTCGCTAGAATCTCGCACTGTCGCTTATCCTTATCGCTTTCCAAGTATCGCCTTGATCGCCGCCCCCACCGACCCGCTGGTTACGTGGTCGTTCAAGGTCGCATCCAAAATCGCGTCATCCACGTTGCTGCTGTCTAAGGGCGTGCACTGTCATAAACTGTGTTGAGCACGTTTACTGTGTTGCTTCCTCCTCCAACAAACGAGTAGGCTTCTCCACTCCCGGCATTATTTACAATTATCACACAGTCCTGAAACAGAGCATTGTCTCCTGCCACATAAAATCCGAAAGCATTGTGCGTTTCGGATGAGTCTGTAGTCAAAATGAATTTGCATCCGCGGGCGATGAACACCGAGTCTGTGCTATCAATAAAACCACAGTAAAGTGCCGCTGCTCCTGCCGCACTCAAAGAATAATCCACAATGCAATTCTCCATGAATACGGAGGCACTGCCAATATAAAGGGGAGTTGATTGACCACTACTTGTAGGCCCCGTGCTCGTTATTAAGCAATTACGGAAAATAATGGGGCCACCACTAGCTGCATAGACTGTCTTCCCAGCGGATTCAATCAAACAGTTCTCAAAGATTACCGGGCCAGTATCCACAACCGCCTTAAGAGAATACTCAGCTAAATCAGTGCCAGAATCGTTGGTGATTCTACAGTTTCTTATGATAGCTGGAGACGGAGTGGTACCATTACCAACATCTCTAGACAAGCTAAGCGCACTCACAATCGCCGACCCGCCACTAGTGTGGATCCAAAGGTTTTCCAAAACTACTGGAATTTCCGCTGAAAACGTCGTCGATGCAGATGTAATCTTAGTCTTCTGGGCCGTAATGCCAAAGAAGTGAAGCACCTTCCCAGTGTCCGTGATAGACACCGTGTCCGTGTATGTTCCTGGGGCGATAAATATGCACCCCCCGTCAGTCGCATCACTTACAGAGCCGCTAGGAAGTGCGTTTGCGTTCGCCCAAGTCTTTCCATCATTGGTATCATTACCACCAGTCCTCGTGTAAATCAAAAGCCCAGTGCCGTCCAATGCGTCCCAAATCGGAATCATAGCCTTACCCCATCACAAAGTACTTCGTTCTTGTCACGTTCCCGCTCTCTTGGCCCGAAGCCGGAACGGTGACGTTGTTTAGTTGCCTAATGTTAATCTCACCCTGAGGGGCACAGTACAAGTACTCATCCCCTATGTTGTTCTGCACGGAAAGACTCACATCGTTGCGAATATATATCTTACCGAGCCCTCCCAAGCAGGCCACGGCGTAACAGTCTGAGCCCGGCCCGCCACTCACGTTGTTTGAGATAATATTCACGGTCACATTGGAAACGTAAACGTCAGCGTTGCCCTTATCGGCATCTTCGGTCCAGCCGTTCATGCCGTCCTGCTGATAGTCCCCCAGGCCCCCAATACGGATGCCGGCTATCTTCAACGGGTGTTCGGAAGTGCTGTCGGTGTTGCCCTTCAGGGTAATCGTACAGCCGGAAATCTCACACCGTCGTCGTACCGGCTCGGAAACATTCTGTCCGTAGTAC